GTTGTATTTCTTGGTTGTTCGTACCACGGCAAATCTGAAAATGCAGAAGCTTTTCCACTTGACTTCCCATAGCTGGTCTTACTCTAAATTCTTCGTATGTCATAAAAACTCTCCTATCAAATTAGTATCTGTGAAATATTAATTACCCAAAGTAAAAGGCCCCGGCATTCAGTCAGGACCTTTATAAAGAAATGATGTCAGGCTACCACTTCGATAACCTCATTCTGTACCGCAAACATATCTTCAGATATCTCCTTTTTAATTGTTTCATCTGTTGATAATGCTCGCTGAAAATCTGTCTTAATTGGTGAATACTTTAATGCCTGTTTGATAACTGTTTTCTTTGCCATTTCTTCATAATTTGTTTTCCATGGACTAAAACTAGAATCAAAGGCTTTGGAATAATTTTTAGCATACAAATCCATATCTAACTTACTCATTACATGAAAACCAAAGCCACCATTTACAGTCCGGAAAACTCCATAAAAAAACACCAACTCACATCTATCAGTTGAAGCTGGTCTGTGAATTAATTTTGGTTCTAATCCAAACTCATATTCAAAATAATCATTTTTGTAAACACACTGTGCCTGTATCGTCTGCATCTGCCCATTCCGATACGCAAGGTCAATCAACCCTTTATATCCTATCTGAAACTGACATTCCATGACTCCTTTGTTCTTATATGGAATCAAGTACGCCTGTCCTAAAGGTGTATTTGGTTCTAGCCCAAGCTGCGCCGCATTCATAAGTGCCGCCAAAAAGCTCATCGGCGTACATTTCTGTAACGCCGGCGTGTTATTAAGCGCTGACAAAGCAATTCTTGTAAATCGCTCCGGTGTTAATACGGTTGGTAATGCCTTTTTAAGCTCCGGCATCATTGCTTTTACCATATCCGGCATTGACATATTCTTTTTCAGCTTAACCGGCTTATCAGAATCCTGACTACCGGCCTGTAATGCTAATTCTTCTTTAATATCAATCATATCCATTTGCGCATCCTTCCTAAGCAGCCCGGCTTACAACAAAACGTCTTCCGCTACTAACTCTGGTATATTTGTCATAAATCTCCGGTTGCTCCTCTTTTAACTTTTTACTATCTAACCGTGTCTGATCATAGGATGACCAAGATATTTTATAATCTTCCGTCATCGCAACACTCGCATCCTGCATTTCCAATTTTATCTTTTGGTCAATGGTTGCTTTTTCTGTTTCCATCTTCTTAATCAGCGCCTCTATTTCCGTTCTTCGTTCTAAAAGCTGGTTATATCCGCTTAACTGAATTGTTTTAGTTACCTCTGATTTGAAATACATCTTATGTATCTGCTCTGTACAATCAGAAGTCCCATCTGGTTCAGGCATAATGTGTTTCATCACATTCTCATTCCAAAACCGTTCTTCAATAGTAATCAAATATCGGATAAGCTGTTCGTCTCTTTCTATTTTCCTAATAATGAATTCTTTTCCAAACACAAGTGCTGCAATATACCAACAGTCATACCCGGATACCGCAAGATAATGTTGTATCTGCATTTGATAGTGAAGCGGAATTTTTCCATCAGCCCATTTATCCGCACTATACGGACTTACCGTCTTACATTCTAGACCTGCCTTTTGCCCTACGACTAAGCGGTCAAAGTCAGCAAGCATAAACGAATATGTTTCGTTTTGGAAAATCGCATTTGCTCTTCTTACTTTAAGTCCCGTTTCTTCTTCAAAGCGCTGAGCCACATATTCTTCCATATCGCGCCCCTGCCGCATTGCTTCGTTATCAAAATCTTCTGTTTCAGCGGAAATTTTGTCCTGATAAACGGAAAATGCCGAAAAATACGGATTCATACCCGTAATTGCACCGGCATCTGTTCCTGTTATCCCCATTTTCCTGTACTGAAGCCATTTCTCTTTTGGTAAATCAATAGTTGAAACTAATCGTCTCATCCAACAACCTCCTTCACAAAAGTATTTACTCTCTCATACTCATCACCATAATCTGCTCTTTTTCCTTTGTGCTCCTATTTCCTGTTGCCTATGATATCCAAGATACTCAATAAAGATTTCAGTAGACTGATCAGACTATCTATCATAGTACCATTCCCATCTTTTTGATCTCTATTCTTTGTTTCATCAAGCATATCTCTTTCCAACCTCCTACAGTTTTAAAATTAACAAGACTGTCATAACCGCTGAAATCACACACTTTGCAACTTGTATAGCTTTGTTTAAAATCTTCTTCAAATTTCATTCCTCCTAAACGTAAACTTGGGGAGAATCCCCGCAAAGGATTCTCCCCTTTTAAATTTTCTGCACCTTTTCCTGCCTCCTTTATAAAATTTTGTGATATGTAGTACCTCACTTACATTTATCATATATGAACATAATTTTGTATATTTTCAGACTTTTATTCTAACTGCATTTCATTCAAAATTTCACTATACCGTTTTGTCCCAAACACCCAATATGGATTATAATCAAAGCAATCACAAGCATCTACATAATCTAACGCATCCAATATCAGAAACTCAATAATATCCTCTTCTAATCCTTCACGCAATTGTAATTTATTTGACACAACTTTCCAATCCAGTTCAGCAAACAATTCGTTAAGTGCTCCTTCTTTTGAAATTGCATTTGCAATGGGCTTTACAATATAACTATAATACTCATGCCATGATAATTCCTTTAATCTTTTAACAATGCTTTTTGCTTTCTCAATATAACTCCAGTCTATCACTGAAATACCTTCCTGATTTCCCATAGGCATTTCAAATGCCATATTAAGCAGTTCCATTTTCTGTATGTCTGTTTTACTTAAGATTTTATAGCGGCCGTTATACTCAAGGTCACATAAAAACATTCCAATCAAATTTCTTACTTTATGCCTGTAGCATAAAACATCAAATGTATATACTACTTCAATAACAAAAGGAACTAACTCTTTGTTCCAATATTTATTAACTACTGCATAGATTTTCTTATTAATATTAAAACGCCCTGTATAATCAGAATCAACTCTTATATGTACGAAATTCCCAGAATACAAACCTTTCTTTTTCATGTATTTTAGCATTCGTTCAAATTGCTTTCTTGTTTCTTTTTTCACTTTCCTTATTTCGTTCTTCTCCATTTTCTTCCTCCATATTTCCCCTATATAACAATACCCTCTGGTTTTGCCAAAGGGTATTGTTTAAAACTATTTTTTTCATAAAATTTTACTGTAACTCAATAGCAACTGTAGTAAAGCTTAACTGATTTCCAGCTACAGTATTTCCATTATATGTTCCTGTAAACAGCACAATATCTCCATCAAATAACATTGGATCACTCGTTTGAATATTAGAACAAATTTGATACATGTTATCATTGTGCCAAACGTATAACAAATATTCACCGTCATACGTCATACCTACTTCAGCTTGAAATTGAACGGTTTTTCCAATATTATTTTCATCACCTATAAAGTCTCTAAAATCACTGGCAGAAACAAACTCAATCTCGCTTGTTGTATCTGTATCATCATAAGAAAGAGGTGCATAATCCGCTGCTAATGAATAGCCATCTTTCGGTGATGTATCTTCAATTGTATAAGTACTGTCGGATGTATATATTAAAGTAAATCTTCCATCCTCTGATACCCATGTATCTTTTTTATCACCTTTGCTTAATAATGCTCCATGGTCTTGTCCATCTACCAAAGTACCTAATTCCTCGACGTAAAAATAGATATTAAAACTATCTTCATCATTATCTACGATATCAGAATAGATAATCATATCGCCGGATTCAACATAATATGCACCAGCCTTTGGACGATTATATTTTTCATTCTTATTGGTAGCTTTATCTGCTTTGGTTTCCGATTCTTCTTTTGGTTCCGGCTCTGTTAGAGTTGTTTCTTTAACTATAGGCTCAGTTGCTTTTGTTTCTTTAACTTCTTTAGCCTTTTTTGTTTTTTCAGTTGGTTGTTTAAGTTCTGATGAAGAAATATCAGTTTCTTCATCTATTACTTTTTCGGATGAAACTACTGTTTCTGATGGATTATTAATAGCTTCTTTAATAGCTCCGGGTAGAGATTCAATAACTATTGCTAATATTAGTAGCACAAATAATCCCACCATAACTCCTAAACCAATACCTGCAATTTTTAGTATTTTCTTCAAACTAATCCTCTCCTTTTTATTGTTATTCCACGACATTGTAATTCTTCTATAACAGCACATTTTGCGTTTGTCGGAATTTTTCCATTTCTATAGAGTTTTTCTACTACACCTAATTGCTCATCTGTCATTGACATAAGTTTAGTTTTAGTAACAGTATAATGACTGTCATTATATAAGATTGCCTGTTTTACTCCTGATTTCAATCCATCCATTACCTGTCTTTTTAAATCTTGGTATCCATCATAATCATAAATTGCAATATAATATTCTTCATATTCAATCAAATCATTGTATTCTGCTTGGGCATAATCATAACTCGCCTTAACATCTGATACCATTCCTCCTACATCTATTCCAGTTCCTTGCTTTACCATTTCATTCATGATAGAGCCAATTGCACTAAATAAACCCAATATTTTCACATCCTATTCTCTTGTTTCAATGTCTTATATCATTTAATCTATTTTTTTAATTTCCTCAAATCCATAGTTTTCTTTTCCATTATTTTTAATATTTCTAATATGAGCATTAATTTCTCTTTTTAATTGTCTTGCTTCTTTTTCAAACTCATCATGTGAAACATTCTTCTTTTTCCATAAAGGTTTCTTATTTGCCATAGTTGGTCTCCTTCTACAGTTATAAAACTTTTTATCTAATGTATACATTATATAACTCTCAAATCAGTTATGCAAGCAATTCCTATTCGTTATAATTGTAGAAAAAAATTGGAGTGATTATACATGATTCGTTTAAGAATTTTAGATATATTAGCCGAACAAGAGCATTCAAAATACTGGCTATATAAACGTATGGAAATGAGTTATCAGAATTTCAACAAAATGGTCAATAACGAAACTTCTTCTATCCGTTTTGACAACCTTGAAAAACTCAGTGACCTTTTGGGCTGTTCCATTGGTGACTTATTTGAAAAAACAGATGACCCTGAACAGACATCATAAACATGTTAAATCTATGCTCCCT